CATGTAAAGAGAAGTTGGCTGTTAAATTCATTTCATATTCCTTAAAGTGTTATAGGTTTCAATACAAGCATTAAGCTTTCTTATGGCTGTGTCGCCTTCGGCTGTGATGGCGATAAGAGATTCAGCAACCGATCTGTCAAGTTCGGCTCGTGTTTCTCCGCTGTTATCTCCAGCGGCAGTGGCGGCATCTGAGGAGGGACATACGGGGCTTTGGGTGGGGATTGACAGGCGCAGATCACCAGTGGCAATGTTAGCCCTAAGAGTAGTGATTTTCTTTTCAGCATCTTTGTTAGACTTCCTTAATGTATCTGCATATGTTGTGGCTACTACAGCCATTTTTTTCTCTGTCTCTCTAGCCTTCTCATTCAAAGCAGCAATTTCAGCTTGTTGCTTTAAATGAGCGTCATGACCACCCTTCCAATAACCCCCTCCAAAACTGCCTAGAACAGCCAGCAAGATGGATAAAAGTATGTAGGGGTTAAGGATGCTCATGGGGCAGGTGGCTCATTGTCGTTGGCTTCTGCCTTAGCACTTGCGTTGGCAATTGCCTTGACACCAGAGCGTCCAGCAACACCACCTAACACACCAGTGATGAATACCATGATGGTAGAAATCTGCTGTGTATACACCTTGTCAATTGCAGCCATGCTGCCATTCATTGGTTGCGTAACAAATGAAACGCTGTACAAGAACATACCCATAGAAGCTAGCAAGATGGTGACCAGCACCACAATGACAAATGCCCATACCCTGACTTCAATCTCATCAGCGTTAAGGCGGTTATTAGGTTTATATCCAATTGTTGGCATTACTTCTTCTCCTCTGGTTTAACAAGCATTTCAGGACAAGTCCCTGCTGCTGTACAAATTGGCGGCTTACAGTCTTCACTATTCCAATTCTTTGGGTCTTGGCAGGGGTAACGATAGCGGTCTTCGCACCCTGTCAAACACAAGATTGTCATTAATACTAATAGGCTTTTTATCATTTTCTTTCCTTTCAATCTTTCTTCTAAGTCTTTCTATCTGCTTAGTTTGTTGCTTCACTTCTTGTTTCTGTGAAAGAACATCAAGATACATCCAAGCTAATAAAGGTAACATAAAAGCTACTAAGACAACGGCAGTGATCCATCCTAATATTCCCATCACATCACTTCCTTGTGCCGATGAAACGACAGAAGAAGAATCCAGAGGTATCCGATAAGCACCAGTGTCATAAGGCTGTAGACTAACTTTCTTTGTCTGTCTTGTTCTGTTACTTGACGTTGCCATCTTTTAAGTCTTTCACGCTTTTCTTGTACTAGCCTAGCCGCTTCTTGTTCTGCTCCTATGATATCTCTCATCTTAAACACTTTGCTATATAAAGCTCCCATCTCTGGAGGGCTTTGATACACCATAGTTTCTCTGATGGTCTTTTCTAATTCTGCCATCTGATCTATTGCCATCACCCGCTTTAAAGCAGATTCCATTAGATTGGCATTTGGATCGTAAACTGTTTGACTCTTCTCTTCTTCTTCTCTTATATGTGCAGCTAGTTGTTCTTGAAGTTTAAAAAACTCAGTGAGTTGAGAAACTACATCCACCATCACCTGAGTTTCATCTACTATTACAAACTGTTCTTTCTTCTTTGTGTTTGAAACTACAGCAACAGGTCTTGGCTTAGCGCCAAATAGCTTGCTCCAAAACCCTTTTACTTCTTTACCTATTCCTACAACTTCATCTACTGTCTTCTTAACTTCCATGAAGGAAGTCTTGGCTTGCTTATAAAGCTCACAGCCTTCCTTGATTGCAGCTACACAAGCATTGGCAGCGAAGAGGATGGAGATAGGATCAATTTCACATACCTACTATTTTTCTAAAGAAATCAGCAGCAGCGCCCGGCCCTATTAATACAGCCACCATCACTGCATAAAGAAGATATTCAATCTTAGTCATTCGTAAAGAACCATCAGACAGAGACTTACATATCTGTCCGTATCGCTCAGCACACACTGCTTCATGCACAGCTAGTCTTTTATCTGTGTTGTCTTCAAGCATTTTTACCAACCTGCCATATCAACATACTTCTGACCTTCGTCACCACAGTCAGCAAGGAACTCATCCTTTTGCTCAATGCTGTAGTTGCGGCACTTGGTGCGCTTGAGTTCTGTTTCTGTTTCTTCAAGCCATGTAGCTTCAAGTGTGTTTGATTTGATGTCGTGACAGACTGCGGCTAAATAAATCATGCTGTTACTCCTTTAATTAATGCAAAGTTGATTACTGGAGCATCAGTAGCTGTGCCGCCAGTGGTTTGAAATGTGATGTTAAAGCTACCCGCAGCCACCGCAGTAACCAACAAATCATATAAGTTAGTGCCTGACTTTTGATTTAAAATTATGGTGTCGGTTGCCGCCACCAGTGTATTGGTTACAGTAAATGTTGCGGCAGTAGCCGAACCCGCCGCTGAAAACATAGTAATAGCGCCAGTAGGTTTACTTAATGTTACGCCAGTTGTTCGACTTGTAGCCTGAGTAACAGTGCCACCAGCGCCTGTGCCGTAGCCAAGACCAGCGGCATTGGTAACAAGTACGTTTCCGCTGGAGTCAATGCGGGCGCGTTCGGTGTTTGCAACATAAAAATCTAAACGAGCATCACCATTCATTCTAAAAACAGAACCAGAGCCGCTAGCAGTTCCTATTTGAGTTGAACTTCCACCAAAGGCATCAACCAAAAATTTACCGCCACTTGTTTGAACGTCTAGCTTTGCACTAGGCGAACTTGTACCAATCCCCACATTACCAGAGGAGTCAATACGCATACGTTCTGTGTATGTGCTTGTTGTCCCAGTTGACAAGAAGAACTCGCCAGCTCCTGATGCGCCAATCCTAAATCTAGCACCACTTCCTGTAATGTCTAAGTTGGCTTGAGTGTTTGAGCTGTTAAAAATTGCAACTGTGTTGTCTGTTCCGCTTTCCGCAAGAAGCGCAACTGCATTATTACCAACAACATGAAGTCTTCTAGAGGGAGAAGTAGTGCCAATACCTAAGTCACCAGCGGAGTCGATGCGCATAGACTCAACACCACCCTCAGTAAAGGCAATGGTGTCAGCGGCAGGAAACCATATACCTGTGTTGGTGTCGCCTGTTGTGGTGATGGCAGGCAACAACTCTGTTCCAGCTTGCACGGTTGTTACACCTGTAGCTGACAAAGTGGTAAAAGCTCCAGTGCTTGCCGTTGTTGCACCTACAGACATATTGTTTATCGTGCCAACACCTGTCGAGGTAAGAGCCAATGTAGGTGTGTTACTGGCTGTCAAAGTTATCAAGTTTGTGTATGCAGCGCCATCTACGTCATACGCAGCAAGTGCAAGTGTGTTGGTTGCTGTTTGTGCAGAGCGCAGCACTGTACCTGTAACAAACTGCCCATTTACAGTAATGGTGTCTGCTACTGCATCACCAAGGGTGGTGTTGCCTGTGACATTGACATTTCCTGCTACAGACAGAGTGTTTGTAGGCGAACTAGTACCAATCCCCACATTACCGCTGGAGTCGATACGCATACGCTCGTTAGCGTCAACACCACCGCCACCGTTATTTCGTGTACCAAATACAAGTGCTGTATCTGGTGTGGCGCTTTCTGCAAGTGCGGCAACATAAGCACCTACACCAGCAGTCGGGGCGTTGGTGTCAGATGTAAAAAATTGTAAACCGCCAGTTGGTTGACCAGTATCTTGATCAGTATCTGTATCAGTTATTCTGATAAGCGTCTTGCCGTATGTTGCACCGCCAACAGCTGTGATAGCGGTAGCAATAGTTTGTGAAACGCTTACAGTCCATGAAAGAGAAGAGCCAGCCGTAATGCGAGTGTATGGCTGTACGCCCGGGCCAAAAACCAAATCACCGATAGCAATTGTTCCAGTTACCGCTCCGGCAATGGTCATTGTTGTGCCAGAAATTGTCGTGCTAGTAGCCGACCAAGTGGAATTGTTACTTCCAGCCACTTCAAGGTTAACTGAAGGGGAAGCTGTGCCAATACCAACGGTAGTAAAAGCGCCAGTGCTTCTTGTTGTTGCACCAATGGACATATTGTCAATAGTACCAGCAGTGCCTGAGCTAATCGTAATTGTGCCTGCGCCTGTGGTGGTATATGACTGGGAATTGGTAGTCGTGTTAAAGGTTACTGCACCTGTAGCAGACAACGTGGTGAATGCTCCTGTTGATGCTGTGGTTGCACCAACAGACATGTTATTGATTGTGCCTACGCCCGTTGATGTTAACGTCAGTGTTGGTGCATTAGCCGCAGTCAACGTAATTAAGTTGGTATAGGCTGCACCATCCACATCATATGCTGCAAGGGCAAGTGTGTTGGTTGCTAATTTTGCAGACCTTAAAACTGTGCCTGTAACATAGGAGGCCGCTTGAGTGATGGTATCAGTGTCAGCAGCACCTATGGTCGTATTACCTGTAGCTGACAAAGTAGTAAAAGCTCCAGTGCTTGCAGTCGTTGCCCCAATGGACATATTATTAATCGTGCCCACACCTATCGAAGTAAGTGCAAGTGTAGGAGTAGTGCTGGCAGTTAACGTAATTAGGTTTGTGTATGCTGTGCCGTCTGTGTCATAAGCGGCGAGATTTAACGTATTGGTTGCTGTCTTTGCTGACTTAAGCTGAGTGCCTGCGACATATGACGCATTTTCTGTGATGGTGTCAGTATCGGCATCGCCAAGGGTTACGTTTCCAGAAAAAGTAGCAGCGGCTGCTGTAATTGTTCCTGTCAATGTAGGAGAGGCCGACAACACCATGTTGCCAGTGCCTGTTACGGCGCTACTTAATGTGACACCACCATATGTTAATGCACCACCAATAGAAGCAGCACCAGCTAAATAGAAATCTTTAAATTTAAGACCAGTTGTACCTAAGTCTACAGTGTTAGTTGTCTTAACACCAAGCACAGTTGTTGAAATTGTTACATCTTGAGCAGGGCCGAGCGCAAGAATAGGCGCTCCTTCACCAGCAGTACCATCATGATTATGGCCCGTAGACGAATTAAAGGCAGCTTGAATACCATCAAACTCCCCATCTAAATCAGCAGCATTAATAATATTACCATCAGCAATGTTATTAATAGTATCTACTCTTGTATATCCTGCCATGTTATTTCCTTAATAAACGCCTAACAGTTTTACCACATTAACGCCTGTCATGGTTAGAATATTCTAACGTAGCAGCGTCTAATGAGAAAGGTGGGTCTGTACCATCTGAAACAAATTGCAATGAAATAAAGAAACCACTTCCAATTACTTGTGTTTGGAACAGCTTCTTAAGCTTTGCACCATATTTTGTAGTGCCATATTTAGCCGTACTAGTTCCATAGAAACCAACACTACTACCACTATCCACATTGGACAAGGAAATAGTTTCTGGTTGTATGCTTCCAAAATCATCAAAGTCAAGTTTTAAATTAACTGACATATTAACAGATCCTTGTGGGTCTGTGTATAAAAACATTTTATAGAAAGTCTTTCTAACTCTTGGATCAGTGACAGGAACAAATGGAGTGGCAAAGTTGGCTAAAATATTATTACCATCAAAACTATTACCGCTTTCCATCTGATAAACATATCCATCAGAATGGGCAAATATAATAGTTTCTGTTTGATTTATATAATTACTGTCTGCTACATACGCTTTAATGCCCACTGTCTCAGCCCAAGCCATAGTGCTGGTATTATCCCCAACCATTTGAGTGCCTAAAATACCTTTAGCACTTGCTGTTGTAACAGAAGCATTATATCCTAAAAGTCTATACTGAGACTTCTGTTTAATAACAACACTAGCAAAACTACTACTAGAAGATATAAGTTCAGTGGCTTCTGCTTGTATAGACTTTGATACTACACCTAAGTTAAAATCGCCTGTTCTATCTGTTGCGCTTAGTAGTCTTAAACCTTCTGGGCCTAAGAACATAATGTCTCCACCAATCTCTTGTATGGTGTCAGTAGCTACACAGCCTACATTTCTTGTAATTGGTTGAAGATTAAAATCTGATATTGTGTTTCCTACAAGCTGACTAATACTTTTATCAGTGAAAATAATTAGGGCTTCTCTGAAAACAATGATGCCTGTTATTATCGCCCCAACACTAATAACGCCAGCACCATTAGCTGCTGTAAAATCAGTGTCTGTATATGGAGCAGAAAAAATAAGCTTGTCTTCATTTACAAAGAATAACTGATTTTTATGAAACACTACAAAATCAGCGCCTAACAAATCAGTATTAGTGTCCAACGAAGTAAAAGTTGTGTCGTCCCAAATAAAGGGATAGTTCGTCCCGTTTACACCTACAATTTTATCAACACTGTTAGTTCTATATTTAGCTGTTCTAAGTTTAATACCACCAGTGTAGTTTACAGATAACCAAGTAACGGCTGCGTTATCAGCAGGACTACTAGCTAGAGCAGGGTTGATAGATAATGTAGCACCCCCGCTTGTGACAGTGACAGTTGCTGTAACAGTGTAGATTTTCTCTACGCCTGCAATAGAAAACGTATCTCCTACTTGAGGAACATCTGTCAATCCGTCTACAACAAGGCTGCTTCCTGTTTGACCAGCACCATTAACTAACACAGTGCCATATGAGGGAATATTAATCTTTGTCCAACCACTGCCTGTAGACTTATAAACATCATTATTTCTATAAGCAATGACAGTGCTTTCCCACGTTGCCACACCGTTAACAACACCTGTATGAGAAGTAAAAGTTACAGCAGCTTTATCAGCAGGGCTACTAGCCATAGACGTTGTTAGTGTCAACGTCACTCGCTTGTTTGTGCTGTCATAAGAAACACCCGCACTTGCTATTGTATATGTTCCTGTGACACCAGCAATGGTGAGTGTGTCTCCAGCAACAGGAGTAGTAAATATATTTCCTAAGACAAGAGTTGTTCCTGTCTGACCACTACCATGTACTTTAGGTAGGCCATAAGCTGGAACAAAAGCACTGTCATATTTATCAAAGCCTTCTATTCTTCTATAGCCACCATCAGTGGAAGGCTCAAAGTTTTTTAACAGACGAGCACTGCCCGGAGCGTTAATACCTTGTTGTAAAGGAGATAGATTAGAAATCAATCCACCCTTAAACTCAAAAGCGTATGTTTGCCAAGCGTCAGCCATTATTTAACCCTGTCACCAAAAGCGGTGGCTTTAGTTGGTGTAATCATTCCAGAACGCATATTGACATATCTATTAACTAACATAGTACGCATGCGCTTAACGCCTTCATCAAACTTACTCTTAGCTAGAGTTGCTGCTTGTTCGTTGCTTCTAAACAAGTAAGCATATAACATAGCACCATCAATGATGACATGTCTAAATCTTTCAGGAACTGTGGGAACATCTGAATAAGTGGATAAATCTGTAGGAACTTGATAGTATTCGTATACTAAAGTATATGCTTGATCTGGTGCATTCACAACACCTACTTCTAAACTTGGTGCATGAAATACATATTCTGGTATTTTTCTTTTGTCAGTTTCTGTTGTATATTCTTGATCAACAAAACCATTTAAATAATCTTCATAAGAAATTAAAGTGAGCTTCTGAGTCTTAGTTCCAAAAGTAGTGTTTTCTTTTATACGAAAAGAATCAAAATCAATTGTATTTGCATCTGCTGGAAAAGCATATCTAATTGTTCCAGCAGTTAGTGTTTGTTCTTTTACTTCGTGATTGAAAGGCCACTCATAATGAACATGGTTAATGTCTCTAATAGCAGCATTAACAGCGTCTTTATTATGTGCATAAAATCCTGTAGCTGAAGTAAAATTAGAAGAAGTGAGTTCAACCTCATTCAGTCTTCTGTTCACTTCGTTTACAAGATCAAGAAAATTATATGCCATTATTATCTTTCACACTAAACCACTATTATAACATA